GGCATCAAATTCGTCACGCCTGACGAGTGGATCAAAGTTGAGAGAGTGGAGACCTATGACCCGGTGGGGACGAACGCGCTCAAGGCTGTTGGTGTTACCAAAAGCGGCGACTTGAGAGTCGCCAACTATATTGTCTTGTTCGGTGACGAGAGCGAGCGAGACCTTGAGGGCATTGCATCCCCTCGCAAAAACGCCGACGGGACAGTCGGCGAGTTCTTTACCAAGGCGACACGACTAGAAAGCGCATACACAAAAACAGGCCAATTGCTGATTGACTGGGAGCACGGCGAAAGACCAGATCGAGACGAAAACGGAGAGCCGATACCACAGCCAGGCCGAGACGACGTTTTGGGGTATGTGAAATGGGCAACCGCAAAAGTTGATGACCGGGGCGTATGGGTGCAACGTGTGCTCAACCGCCATAATGAGTATATGCAGTTTCTTGAGGTGCTGATTGACCAAGGTGTTATCGGCACGTCAAGCGAGCCAGTCCAAGGCAAAGCGACATCGGGCGACAATGGAGAGATCACAGATTGGCCGCTCAAGCGCGACACGCTCACCGTGATGCCTATGGAATGGCGTCAAAAATGGAACAACCAAAACGTATTGCAAGCGATGAAGGGACTCGCGTCCCTGGACGACGCTTTCAAATCGCTATTGCCGGAACAAGACAAAGCCGACGAGCCGCCGGAGCAAGAGCCGAGCACAGGGGATGCGGGGGCATCCCGCGCGGCTGAACTGGCAGCGAAGGCGGGCCTGGCAGGGGCGAGACGACTTTTAATTCAAATCGAGAGAATGAGATAGGAGGACAGGACAATGCTGAAAGGTTGGGAGAAACTACTGGCAAAAGCGGTTGAGAAAATCGACGCCGCCGACGCCATTTGGGCGGATGACCCTGATGACGAGGCGTCAAAGGCCGCTGATGCACTGATGGAAGAGGCCGAGGAATTGCACGCACGCGCAAAGAAGATGAAGGCCGCCGACACCATCAGGGAAGCGGGCGAAACCGCCAAAGCCGCACGCCTGGCGCTGGAAAGTGCCCCGGCGAGCAATGAAAACGGCGGGTATGCCATCGCAAAAACGCAGGTCAAGGATCACAAGGATCATCCGTACAAGTCAGTTGGTGAGTTCTTGATTGACGTACAGCGCGCGCAGGGCGGAACGATGGCCGAGAAACTCGCTCCATTGCGCAGTGACGATCCGCTCAACGAGAACGGGTTCTCGGTCGGCAAGGCGCTTGGTATGCCGTTCGCTGGCAATATGTACCAACAGGCCGTGAAGAGAGGCAAGGCAATCTCTGGCATGAGCGAAGTTGTGCCGCAAGATGGCGGGATACTCGTTGGCGAGGACCGCCAAGACGCCATAATGGGGCGCGTGTACGACGTAGGCCAGTTGTTACAGATGGCCGATATGACGCCCATCAGCGGCAATTCAAACTCTATGGTGTTCTTCCGTGAGAAGGAAACAAGCCGGGCCACCGGTAGCCGCCGTGGAGGCATTCGCTTCTATTGGGCTAGCGAGGGCGAGGAAAAGACCGGCTCAAAGCCAGCATTTGAACGGCAGCGCCTTGAGTTGCACAAGGCTATCGGGCTAGTGTACGCAACTGACGAGCTACTGGCCGATGCGTCCGCCCTGGGTGCGTGGGTGATGAAAAACTTGCCCGAGGAATTGCGCTTTGGTATCGAAGATTCAATGGTTAACGGCACGGGTGCGGGCCAACCGCAGGGGATCGTCGGGGCTAACTGTACCGTCAGCATCACCAAGGAGGTCGGGCAGGCCGCTGATACCATCGTAGCCGAAAACATCATGAACATGTGGGCACGGCGCTGGACGCGAGCAAGTGATTATGTGTGGCTCGTCAATCAGGACACCGGGCCGCAACTATGGCAAATGTCACTCGCCGTGGGCACGGGTGGCGCGATAGTTTACATGCCGCCGGGTGGCTTGAGCGGTGTACCATACGCCACGCTGTACGGTCGGCCTGTGATTGAAACCGAGTACTGCGAGACGGTTGGCACGGTCGGCGACATCATTCTGGTATCGTGGGATGAATATCAGATGATCGAAAAAGGGGGGATGCAAAGCGCATCCTCAATCCATGTTCGATTCATCCATGACGAGCAGGTGTTTCGATTCGTCACTCGCATTGACGGACAGCCTAAGTGGTCCGCTCCCCTGACCCCGTTCAAGGGCACGAACACCGTCTCGCCGATTGTCACGCTGGCGAGCAGAGACTAGCAGGAGGTATAAAACAATGGAAATTCTCGAAAGACTTCACTTTGTAAAAGGGATCGACCCCGCCGCCGATGCTTTCGCCGGGACCGTCTCAACCGACGTTTTCAAGGTTCAGGGAGAGGGCGCTTGGGGAATGCGCTATCACGGCGTAGGCGCAACCGGCACGAGCACCATCACCGCTGAGGCGTGCGACAATGTAACGCCGTCCAACACAACGGCGGTGGCGTTTATGTACCGCATCAGCACAACCGGTGACACGTGGGGAGACTGGACGCAGGCCACTGCTAGCGGTTTCACCACGACCGCCGGCAGTAGCCAAATGTATGAAATGTTTGTGCCAGCGTCAGAGTTGGCATCCGAGGGTTACGGGTATTGCCGCTTCAAATTCGTTGAAGTAGTGGCTTCCGCCGTTCTCGGCGGTGTTCTGTGCGCCGTCGTCAATCCGCGCACGCAGCCTGTAAACGCAACTGTAATCACATAAACAATCCGGGCGGGGCGAGCAATCGCCCCGCCCCAATCGGCTAACAAGGGTTCGAATCCCGGATAGCAGGAGGTAATAAAATGAGTAGTAATCCAAACAGGACTGCTCTTTTCGTCCGCAAGGCAAGCGGTGGCATGTTCTCTGTCGAGGATGTGGTTGATCACCCCGGTAATATCTGGTTTGTGGACTCTGGGCAAACCACGACTGGCGGGGACACCGTCGGCCACGGCAGGAATCCAGACGAGCCATTCCTGACGCTCGACTATGCAATTGGGCAATGCACGGCAAACAACGGTGACGTTATCTATGCGATGCCGGGTCACGCTGAAACCTGGACAACGACCGGCGTAAAGGTAACCCTTGACGTTGCCGGTGTCAGGGTTCGCGGCCTGGGTGATGGCTCCGACCGACCAACGTTCAGTTTCGGCCACACCGGAACGACCTGGACGTGGAGCGCGGCTAACGTCAGTATCGAAAATCTGTTGTTCGTGACTGCTATTGACGCCGTGGTCACGTATGCCACCATCACCGGCGCGGATGCCAAGATCGTCAACTGTGAGACCCGCGACACAACTGACATTGAGGTCGTCACGGACTTTACGTGTTCCGGCGACCGGCTTGAGGTGGACGGACTGTTCAAAAACGGCTATACCGGCGGTAATGCAAACGACGCCGTGCTGTCGTTGAATGGTGTGGAGCGGGCCGAGATCAAAAACTGTCGGCTCATCACCAAGGTGCTGACTGCAATCGTTGAGTTTGTGACCGTTGCATCCACCGGCGTCGAGATTCACGATAACGATTTCCTGGTAGATAGCACGACCGACCTTAGCAAGAATGTGGTGGACACAATCACCGGGTCGACCTGGTCCTGCTATGACGTGTTCGACCTGGGCGCTGGTACATCGTTTTCTGGCGGCTCTGGCGCGGCACTGGCAGGCGACGACGTGAGCGCGGTCTTGACGCAATTGACATCGTCTTGTACCAGTGTAGGAACGGCGGTTGACTCGGTTCAGACCAATCTCACGTCCAGTGCAACAAGCACCGGCACGGGGGTTGACTCGGTTCAGACCAATCTGACCAGTAGCGCTACGAGCACAGGCACGGCAGTTGACTCGGTTCAGACAAACCTTACATCTAGCGCGACTAGTGTAGGCACGGCAGTTGACTCTATCCAGACCAATGTAACATCATCGGCTACAAGCGTGGGGACTGGTGTTGAGTCAGTGCAAACCAACCTGACGTCGAGCACCACCAGTGTCACGACCGTGGTCGACAGCGTCGGCACACAGGAAAGCACGAATCGCGGTTATCTGGCATCAGAGTGGACGAGTTGGGAAGCTCAGTGGTCGGTACAATCCAGCTATATAATGAGCGGGGTTGCATCTGTATGAAAATTGCACACGTTGCTCCCTATGGTCCCAACGCAGCGGGAATATATGAGGCAGCGCGCGACATGGTGCGCGCCGACATTCAGCAGGGACACGATGCCCTGTTCGTGGATGCTGGCGCGCACCCGGTTGGTGCTCCACATCGTTGCCCGCCGGTCGTGGGGGCGGTTGACGACCGAGCCGGGTTCAAGATCGTCACGGTTGATCCGCGTGAGTGCAACAGCGCCGACGTGATAATGCTCCACACCGGCTGTGATAATCAGTGGCTCGTGTGGAACCAAGCGCCTATCATTATGGTGGTTCACGGGACGCCCGTGGCCGCCTTCCGTGTCGAGCAACGCGGGCCGTCAACCAGCTACAGCGTGTATACCGAGGGTGCGGGGTGGCCCAGGGTAAAGGCGATGCTCTATTTTTGGCCCGAGTTCCGGCCATACTGGGACGTTGTCTTTCCGGCTGGCAAGCAAGTCGTTATGGATTATCCGCCAATTGACCAGGAAAGATTTAACGGCAATGGTAACAGCGGCGAGGCGTGGGAGATCCCGCGTTTCCAGCGCGGGCAATACAATGCCCTGATTTGCGATTCGTGGCGCGAGGATAGCGACATCCTGGAAATCGTCCACGGGGCAATGGAGGCGTCAAGCCGCGTCCAGGGGTTGACGTGGCACATCTACGGAGCCAATGAACCGCTTGGGCCTTATGAGCACATCGTCAAGCGGATGAGGTCGAAAGGCTGGCTGGGCGCAATCAGCGGGCGCTTGCCGAATATGGAGCAGGTATACCGCTCGATGGACTTTGTACTGAGCGGACGACGCAGCATTTCCCGCGTCATTGCCGAAGCACTATCGTGCGGCACGCCGGTAATCGCGGATCGAGGATGCGCGGCGGCCAACTACACCGCCGACAAGTGCAATCCGGTCGAGGTTGCGGATAAAATCGTGCAACTCATAGACCGGCTAGAGAGTGAACCGGACACCATCGCCGCAGAGACGGCAGCGCTTGCAGAGAATTTTGACCTGGCGCGCTATGGCCGGGCTATGACGAAAATATACGAGCAAATCGTTTAGAGTTTGGAGGTATGAAATGCCAGTAGAGTCAGCGACAATCAGAAATCACACTGTAATGAGAGACGAGGCCAAAACGTGGCGTTGGTACGACGTGTTTGGACCGAACGCCGTCAAATGGGAACTCGACATGGTGACGCTGGCCCAGGACGCCAACGCGAACCCTGCCGGGTACACCACGACCGAGGTGGGTACGAACACCATCGCGCTGCAGGAATCGACCGACAGGGGCACGCTGCTTATCACCACCGGCGGGACTGAAAACAACGGCTTGCAAATCCAACCCCTGGGCGAGGCGTTCAGTTTCGCCAGCCGCTACCCGTGCTATTTCGGGTGCAAGTTCCAATCCAACGACGTTGACCAGGTTGACGTGTTTGTCGGCCTGGCGATCACAGATACAACCGTGCTGGACGGGTGCACCGATGACGTTGGTTTTCGCACGTCCGACGGACTGGCAACGCTCCAGTTCATCCTGGAGAAAAACAGCCTGGAAACGAGTGACAGCGTTGCCACGCTAACAGATGCAACGTGGGTACAGGTTGAGTTCTACTACGACGGCGCGGATTACATTTACGCCTACGTGGATGGAACCCTGCAAGCCACCGTGGCGCGCACAGATACCAATTTCCCGAACGATGAACACCTGACGCCAACCATTGCTATATTGACCGGGGAAGCATCGGCCAATACGCTGACTGTGCAGTGGGCGCGGGCGTTTCAAATCTACGAATAGCAGGGGTGAAATATGACGATAATCACACAGAGTAAAGCCGGAATGCCGCAGCCGGGGCTTGACGCGGCGCGAGAGGGAAGATCGTTTCACTGCTATGCCGATGACATCACGCCGGGCGCAAGTGAAACAACACTAACCGATGAAACGCTCGTGCACAACGTCCCTGCGGGCTATCGGACAATTATATCTCAGATTGTCTTTGGTGTAAACAGCGTAGACGATGACTGTGAATTTCGCCTGGCTTCGTGTTCAGGAGCCGGAGCGACTGGCACAGCAACTCAGTTAAACGTACACCGCCACGTTGCATCAGGCGCGGCGTTCATCAGCCAGGAAATGTTCGTGCACGAAATCGTCCCGAATATATGCGTAAAATACAAAGACGGGGCGAGAAGCATCTCATTTGTCGTCAATGCCAACGACCCCGCCACCGTCATCACAGTAGGTTTCAGCGGCTGGGATGAACTAGACACGGACATAAACTAGGAGCGAGTATGGCAATCACGAACGGATACGCAACCCTCGTTGAAATCAAACGCCGCTGGATGGACTCGCACACCTACACGGCGGCGTCCCTGGCGTTTGTTAACGCTACATCACTAATCACTGACACGGCCAAGGCGTTGCGGCGCTTCCAAACTGGCATGCTCATAAACGTGAGCGGCAGCACGTCCAACGACGGCACGTACACTATCACAACTGGCGACGTTGCCGCGCAGATCGTCACAACTGAGGCGCTGACTGACGAGGCGCTGGGCGACACGGTGACGATCACGGACGTTACTGACCCGGTTGACGATGCCATATTCGAAAGCGTTGTAGAGGCAGCGAGCCGGGCAATCGACATCCACTGCGGGCGCTTCTTTTACACCAACGCAGCCCAGGCGCGCTACTACACCGCCGACGATGGCCGCTTATTGTTCCTTCCCGACGACCTGGTAAGTATAGACGCGTCTGGCCTGGTGACAGATGACGACGGCGACCGGACCTATGAAAGCACGTGGGCAACTACGGACTACATTCTTCTGCCACCAAACGCCATCACCGACAGCGAGCCGCACACGATGATTGAGGTTGACCCGTATGGCAGTTACAGCTTTCCTGTCAACGTAACGCGCGGAGTAAAAATTACGGGGACGTGGGGGTATGCCGCAGCCGTGCCCGTCGCCATAAAAGAGGTGTGCCTGTTGCTAGCCGAACAGATGGTAGCGCGCAAGGATGCGATCTATGGCGAGATAGGTTCGCCGGGGGGACAAATGGTTATACAGATGGCGCGCGATATGCTGAACAGCGACCCGCACATGTCAATGATCTTGCGTGGGTACAAGAGGTTTAGCTGATGGATAAAATTGACTTTCCGCCTAATGGCCTGGTCGCCGCGTGTGTAACGTGGATTGATGCAGCCGCGTATTCTGGATGGCATCGCGGAAAGGAAAATGCACATGCAAAGCCACTAGAAATTATGTCTGTGGGATGGCTAGTTAGCCAGGACGATAAGTCTGCTGTGTTGGCGATGAGCGCCAACCGCTATAAGATTGGCGATTTACTCGCCATACCTGCGCAGAGCATTGTCTCCATAGATATAATTCCACCAGCGCCAGACAAGGACAGTAAATAATGGCAACTGAACTAACAACGCTCGACACAATTATAAAGTCAATCCAAGACCTGATGCTGGACGTTGAAGGAATCCACCGCGCGCCCGACTATGCGCCCGGCAAGGTGCTGCCGTTTCCGTTTACGGTGTGCTTCCCGGACAATGGTGTTTTTAAATGGACGACATATCAGTTCACAACCGGATTGCACAATGTGGCGCTCGAGTTGCACTGGGCAGGATTTAAAGACGTTGCACGCGACATTGAAAAAGCCGCGCCGTTCTTGGAGCGCATCGCAAAAGCGCTTTGGAATGATCCAACGTTCGCTGGATCCGATGAGGGAGCAATAAACGCCGGTGTAATCAACACCGCCGAACCGATACAGTATCAATTCGGACCTTTGAATTATTTCGGCGAGCAAACCTACGGTTGGAAATTCATGATACAAATCAAGAGTCAGGGAGGGACGGCATGACAGGATTACAGTACATCGGCAAGGGCGCACACCTAGATGTACCGAGGCGCGACTTGACGCCGGAAGAGGTTGAGAGGTTCGGTCTCGCGTGGCTCCTGTCCCTGCATTGCCCGAACACGGGCGGGGCGATGTATGCGGAATTACCGATAGAGGACGGCGTAGAGCCAGAAGTCAAAAGCAAAGAAACGGAGGATGTAAGCGATGGGGAATAAAGCACTAACTATTGCACAGTATGGAAAAGAAACGGTTAACGGGACCGCTGTGGCGGCCGACACACGCCTAATCGCCACGGTCACGATGCCAGACAGCGACCGCGAGCTTGTAGTGCCGGAGGCCGGGACGGGCAAGCGCGTTCCTGGCGTGCTAGACAATGCGTACTACCGCCGCATAAGCTGTGAGGGCATTACGCTCGACACGCCAGACGGTGCGTATTTTCAGATTTTGCCGATTCTTCTTTCGTCGTGCGTGGATGGAAACATCACGCCGGTGGAGCAGACCGGGGCTGCGGATGACTGGTTATGGACGTTCACCGATAGCCTGACGGGCCTGGAGGATTTGGACACGTTCACGCTAGAGGCGGGCGACCAGTTCACAGGCAACTCGGCCTTCGAGGTTGCCTATTGTCTTGCCAGAGAGTTGACGCTCACCGGAAACGCCGAGACAGGAGAGTCGGCCATCAGTGGCACGATAGACGGCGACAAACTCACGCCAGGGACGTTGACCGCTGTGGCGACTCTTCCAACATTCGAGCCAATTCACGGCAAGAAAATGCGGCTCTACATCGATAGCTCGTGGGCTAATCTCGGCAACACTGAAAAAACAGAAACGCTGCTAGATTACACCGTTGCGCTGACCGGCGGAGGCCATCATAAACGGCGTGGTGACTCGTCGTTGCTGCCCGGCTCGCACGGACAAGATAAAGTAGAACTAATGATCACGCTTGGTCTTGAGCACAACGCAACGGCAATAGCCGAGGCCGCTCTGTTCTACGCCGATACAACGACGACGCGGTTTGTCCGCCTTGAGGTCGAGGGTGCGCAGATCGGAGCGGGCGTCAATCACAAATTGACAATTGATTTTGCAGCCGTGTGGGAAACCTGGTCGCCATTTATGAACCGTGACCAGGACGGTAACAACATTTGCGTCGGTACGCTCAAGGTCGGTTACGACACAACCGGAACGCGGGCCTTCAACATCGGCGTCATCACCGACATAGCGGCAATCTAGGAGAGCGAATGAGCGATCTAATAAAATCTCTGTTGGGCGCGGTGACAACGCGGGAAATCGACCTGGGCGAGTGCGCCGATATGTACGCAGGCGTCAAGTTGCTCGTGCGCGTGAACTGGCCGAGGGCGTGGAAAAAGCAGCGGTGGGCGCTGTCAAAGGAGTTGCACGCGATACAGGCCGAGTATGTAGAGCTCACTGACAATGATGGCGATGCAGAACTAGCAGAAGGGCAATCTATTGCCATTGAGGCGCTTGGCAAGCGCCGAGAGGAAAACGCCGCAGCATGGGAAGCTTGGTGGTCTGGTGTATTTGTAATGTCGATTGATGATACTATCGCGCTCAAGCACGCGCTACCTGCTCCGCATTGGGAATGGTTGACGCAGCGCGTTATTGACACCATGACCAAGTACGAGGTCGAAGAGACAAAAAAAGCGCTCGGCTCGCTTGGACCTACTTCCGGGGAACCGGAACCACCGCCCCGGACCTCTGGGACCGCCTGACGCTGGCGCGATGGCTCAACCGAATGTGCGGCAGCACGACATTCACCATATACAATGTCGATGCGATACCAGACGTTGATGTAAAATGTCTCTCTCGAATTATGGACGTGAAAGAAAACGTGGAAGAATACAAGGCCAAAATGGCAAATGCCGGGAAATGAAACCCTAAACATAATCCTCAACCTCCTTCAGAAAGGCAAGGGCGGCGAGGATACCAAGAAAGACCTTGGCGGCGTAGAAAAGGCCGCCAGAGCCGCTGGCGCTGCTCTGTTGTCCTACGTTTCCGTTGAGAGCATCAAGGCGACGTTCGAGCTGGCACAACTCGGCGCGCAATCCCTGCGCACAAAATCAGCCTTTGAGGCCATAAGCGGCGGGAGCGAACTGGCAGCCGCCAACCTGGACGCGATGAAGATAGCCACCAGGGGCGCGATGAGCGAAACTGAGATGATGGCAGTCGCGTCTCGCATGCTGCAAATGGGCCTGGTCGATAGCGCCGACGGCCTGGGCAAAATGACCGAGATGGCGACGCGCCTGGGCAGCGCTATGGGGATGGAAGCTGGCCCGGCGATGGAAAACTGGAATTTGATGATTGCCAATCAGTCCATCCCCCGTCTCGACTCCTACGGCATCAGTGGCGCAAAAGTTCGCCAGCGTATCATTGAACTGCAGGCCGCGACCGAGGGAATGAGCAGAGAGCAAGCGTTCATGACGGCCACGATGGAGGAGGGCGAGGCGGCAATGGCCCGCCTTGGCCCGGCGACTGATGACGCGATGCTATCATTTGAGCGAGCAAAAGCGACGGCGGAAGATTTAAAAACCGAGTTCGCAGAAGGGCTTGCTCCGGCAGCCGCAACAGTGCTGGATGCGGTTAAATTACTCGTGACGTGGAATTCTCAAATCGAGGACGCGCAAGCTAGTCACGCCGAAGAGGTCGCCAACACGGCAGACAATTATGAGGACTATGTTGCCGAACTGAATCGGGCCGCTGGTGTTACAGGGATGTACATCGACGAACAAGGCGACCTGGTAAAAATACAGCTCTCGGGATCCACGGTAATAAAAAAGTTGGTGCAGGCCAACTTTGCTTTGACCGAGTCTATGTTCGAGGTCAATCAGATGGTAGCGGCCGGCATCACTGAATCTGATGGCTGGATGGTGCAAATGGAAGCGGCGCGCGATGCTACTGCCGAGTTAGCCGAAGAGGAGGCGCGGCGAGCCGAACGAATGCTGGACAGCACCGACGTGATGAACATCTATACGAGCGCGTTAGGTGAAAGCGAGTTGAGTACTCAACGCGCGGCGGCGATGACAGATGTTTTGTCGGCCAGTCTCGGCATTATGACAACGGCGCAAGAGCAAGCGCAGATGGACGCCGAACTCCTGGCGCAAGGGTACACGATGGGTGTGGTTACCCTGGGCGAGTTCAAGTCCGGGATGGAATCGGCGGCGGACGGAACGCTCGTTCTGTCAGACGCAGAGCGCGGTTTGATCGAGACGCAAATTGGCGCGTCGGCATCGGCGAGAGACCTGGCGGCGGCATCAGCAGAAGCCGCGCAGGAAGCAGGCGCACAGGCACAAAATACAATGGACCTGGCCGCCAGTCTGAAAGACGCGACAAGCGGTCAAATTGCGAGCAGGCTAACGGGGATGCTCGACCCCGAAAAGATGGGGGCAGATGCCTATGGCGAGGCGGTGAGCCAGATCGGGTTGACGTTCGGCACGATGGACGAGACAAGCATCGCCCTGGCAGAAAATATGGGAGCGCTGGCCGGGGCCATCGAGGACGGCGTGATACCGACCGAGGACGCCGACGAGGCGCTTCGGGCGTTCATTGAGGACGCGCAGGACGGGCAGGTTGACATTGACAACCTCGTTGGTGAGTTTAGCGATTTATCCACGGAGGCAGCAGGAGCGGGGACAGGTCTCAGGGACGCGGCGGGCGGGATGGACAGCATTGCCATGAGCAAAGATGAGGCATCCGATGCGCTGGATGCCATCGGGACGTCAGCCGGGAATGCGGCGGGCCCGGTTGGGGATTTTGCGAGCCAGTTAGGCACGACGGAGGGCGCGCTTATGGCGTTGGTCTCCGGGTCGCCGTGGACGTTTTCCGTGACCGGGTCTACCGGCGTACAGAAAGATGAGATACCAGACCTGAACACATTCACGGGCGGCGGTGGCACAACAACGACTAACAGCCGCCAATTTAGCAGCGCAACGACGATCAACAACTATATCACCGACCCGATGGCAGCGATGGTGGCGCTGGAAGAGCAGCGGAGAATGACAGCACATCGGATTCAGTCAGACTTTTAAGGAGTAAAAATGATAGGCGGAAAACTAAAAATTATGGCACTTGTTGTACTGGCGCTGGCGACATTCAGCACAGTCGAATGGTCCTATGTAGACGGCGGCGCACTGCTTGGATCTATTGCATACCCGGACGGCGCAGCTGTTGACGTTACGCTGAACGGAAACGAGATACGATTCACGGCCATACTGCCAAGCGGCACGCATCATACGACGTCGATGAGTGCGGTTTGCGCCAGTGGAATTGACAGCGCGGTCGTGACGGCTAACGGGCGGGCGGTCCACCTGGTGACGCAGGAGGCATCATGCGGGGTTGAGCATTACAGGTATTGGATACCGGACGAAATGCGCGACTTGAAAGAGCGCCAGGTATTTATTCCGGCAATGAGCCAGTGAGGTTGAAATGGCGGCTGTAGCTAAACTGAATTATGGCGCGACAAACCTGTCTTTTCTCAATTCGTCTGGTCTGTACGTGGCAGCCGACAAATCAGGGAGGTGGATACCATCTGTAGCCGGGATCGGCGCGAATGGCCTACCTCGAAATGTGGTCGAGACCATCCCGCTCCTGGTGCACGGAACGAGTCACGACAACATCGCCGTGATCACGCAGGGTGTGAGTGACATGATGCGATATACCAACAACTACTGGCGCGATGTTGATCGCATCAATCCGGTCTGGCTGCATTCGCAGTTGAGCGGCGAGACGAACGAACGGCGAGCGCTCGTGCGGACCATCACGTGGAAGTGGCTTTCACAGCACTACAGCGGGGATATGATTGGTTTTGAGCCGCGAATTCAGGCGGCCATTGAGCGCATAGGGGCCTGGGAGCAGCCGACGGCATCCACGGCCGTCGAGACAGCGGCGATACAATCTATTGGCGGTCTGTACGATTACACGGCGGCGGGTGCGGCTGACGTGGTCGGAACGCTTCCAGCCCGACTTGATTACTTGTACGCCTGGGCCGATGCGGCAAATCTGAGCGTAATGTGGGCCGGGATTCGGGCAGCAGAAAAGCACAACTTGACGAATTATGACCCGATTCTCGACTTTGCATCAGAGTTCACGCCTGGAACAGACGCGGCGAACGTGGTAGACGCAACGGCGCGCAGCGGATCGAGGATGGAGATTACCTTTGCCACCCAGACCGGATGGTATTCAAGGGCATCGGCTGGTAACAATATTGGCGATGGAACAGACAGCGGCGAGGGCGGCAATCACATGGCGCTATTGCGGGCATACGTTGACGCCGGGACAGTGGCCGACATCAAGGTCGGCTTTTCATTCGTGAGCGCAGACGGTATATCCTACACCAACATCCAGAGGGTAGAGGGTACGAGCTGGACATTTTACCCGATAAACGGCTTATGGAACAACGAAGGTCTCCCGACCGTTGATTTGTGGGCCAAGCGCGTTAGCGGCTCGGGCAGTTTGCACGTCGATTGCTTTGTATTGATACCGGTAGATGCGCTGTTTTTGTTTGCCGAGGGTACGGGTGTAATTGGAAACGCAAACATCGCCAACTCCATGCAAATTTTCACGCGCCCGGACAACGTTGTCCAGGCATATAGCTCCAGGTTGTCTGTTGACATCGGTGATGTGTCTATGGAGGGTGTCGGCATACCGCCCGGCGACGGGCGTCTCGTCGTGTGCGCAGCGCGGGCGGACCGAGTTAGCGTGCTGGCAGATACACTGACGCTCAAAATGAACCACTGGCAGCGCTGGGCATCGCTACGAGGGAATGAATGAGCCTTCATTTATACCAACGACCGACCGAGGGCGAGTTATATGTGATGAACCTGTCAGCGCTGGCGCAAAAGTGGCGGCGCAAAATTGCAAGCGTCGGCGGTTTTTTAGACGGTTCATTCGAGATACACGAGTTCGGCGGCCTGAGTTGGTTTGCGTTACAGAATTTTTATAACAGCTTTCTTGGTTGCCAATTGGTCGAACGTACATTTAGCCTTGAGACATTTCGGGGCATCATCTATGAGATGCGGCTTGTGCGACGCGGGCAGGAATATAGACGCACATTATCACCTGACTGGTGGCACAACAAGACCAAGGCAATATACAGCTATCCATCGGCGTCCGACTCAGAGCAAGGGAATCTTGTTTACAATCCTGCGGCAAACAGCTTCCAGGATGACGGGCAGGATTTTAGTGATTGGCAAACCGTTGCCGGAGATGCAGTGTATTCAATCACAGTTGTAAACTCGGACACAACAGTTGGGTGGGGATTTATGGGAGTTGATTTTACAACGGCAAATGCCAATGACAGTATCAATGTTTTCACAGATGTTGAAATGGGAACGGCGGGATGGAATGGTGAAATAACAGCTAAAACGCCATCCACCTACGAGGTGCGAAACGTCGTTCTGTCCGGGTCGCGCCAGGATACCGGGTGGAGCGAGGATACCGACTCTAGCGACGTGCACGGGACAATGGAATATATCATCGGTCTCGGTGGCGCTGTGCCCGAGGGGGCAACGGCGATGCGCGACCGAGAGTTAACCGAGTTTGCCTGGCCCAGGTCGCGCAAAATGGGTGGGGGGCAGGCACAACCACGAGAGCGCGACCAGGAAACCGTCCTGGAGGTGAGTGTCGCCGGGTTTTGGGTGACGCTGAACTGGTTGTATCGAGACACGTCACGAACAGCAGCGGCAAGCGATATGATTGAAACATTGGTAGCGGCGAGTGAATTTGTAACGACGCGCCGAATTGAGGACAACGCGCTGGGCGTGAAAGTGGATTGCGATCCAATCCCGCAGCGCCTCGGGGATATGGTCGAAGATAAAATCCTCGAAGGCGACATAGACGGCAATCAGTGGCAGGGCGGTGTCTATGAGAACAGAGAGTTTGTGTATGAAGCGTCGCCGACGACAGCAGCATACTATCTAAGACCAGACGGGGCGCTCATCGGCCTGAATGGTCATCTAGTGACACCACAGCTGTTCCGCCCTGGTGTTTTGCTCAAAGACCTGAGCGCGCCGGTCGGGGGGCAACCTGCGGGCGGCGCTGTGCGTGACGATCCACGCATCGGGTACATTGAGGAAGTTGAGTGGATAATGGACAAAAACGAGTTGAGGTATAAATTGCTGGGGCAAGAGGAAAGCACGGCTGTGCTACGCGAACAATTGCAATCGGGATCGTTTCCAGGATAATGGAATTATGGGTTATCGTCGTAAACTGACCGGACCAATTGAGAGAGAAGCGCCGAGGCTAGGGACGTTCATCGGTAAAACTGGTACCGGTTCAGGGTCCGCACCGAATGATGCGTTATACCTGACGCTGTCGACGCACGCCGACCTGACGAGCGAGCGTGTTTTTACGCCAAGCGCGAGGTTGATCGGTACAGACGGCGGCGCTGGAAGCACGTACACAGCGGACGTCAATCAGGGTGCGGCGTTTAGCTGGACGGCTCTGCACTCATTCGCCGCAGGCATCACGCTCAACGGCGCATCCGGCGCAAACGTCGCTACTGTCCCCGACAACGTAGCCCAGGCGCTCAACCTCGTTGACGCTGGCGGACTCGAATACCTGCGTATTGTTTCAACCAACGCGCAACCAGTGATAAATTTCAACAACGCGGCGGCGGACGTTGATTTCCACGTTGGCGCTAACGGCGTCGCCGATGCTTTTCAGGTACAAGGCAGTGATGGACAAATCACACTCGGCGTGCTGGCGCAGGGTGTCGTATCCTCCGACGCAAACGGCGTATTGAGCGTGACGGCTGGAAGTGCCATCGTTGGGAGCGGCGTAAACACACAAGTCGCGTACTGGACGGCGGCGGACACACTCGCCAGCGACGCCGGGATGACGTATGATGCGGCGAGTGACAGCCTGTCATTATTATCCTCTATATCTGCAAAACCCGCGCTAGAGATACAAAACACAAATGCGGACGCGCAATGCCCCGTTATCGCATTCTACAAAAATTCTGTTAGCCCTGCGGCATCAGACGACCTCGGCGCTTTTGATTTCTATGGCGAAACCTCGACCGGCGCAAAAGACCGTTACGCATACTGGCTGGCCGAATCGCTCGATGTGACGAATGGAGCAACCGGCGGCGGGATGCGGTTCATGGTCACGATGAATGGCACGGATAGATTTCTACTCTCGTTGCTGGGATTCAATGGCGTTGCTGATCAGGGAGAGGTTATCATCAACGAGGGCAATCAGGACGTTGATTTTATTGTTGAGTCGGATACACTCTCTGATGCGCTTGTCGTCCGGGGCAGCGACGGTCAAATCACCCTGGGTGCCCTTGGGGTCGGGTTCGTTCAAAGCACGGCGGGCGGGGTACTGAGCAGCACGGCAATCATAGCGGGCGACCTTCCAGCGCACGCGCACGCCGGGGCGGGAACCGGCGGCGCTCTCGCTGTCGGCACAACCGTC